CCCTCGCCCTTCACGCCGTGGCGCTGTTCGACCCGCGCCATGTGTAGCGATTCGCGTCGTTCCTGTTCTTCGCGGGAAATGCGCTTGCCGAAACCGGATACACCCGCGCCAACCTTGCCGAGCGATTCACCGGCGGCACCGCCGATGAAGGCGCCGAGGTATTTGGCTATCTCCCCGACTCCACGTAGCAGCCAAGAGAGCGCGTCCCGGAAGAAGTCCCGCACCTTGACCGCCCAATCAACGATGCCGGTCTTGTTCTTGCTGAGCCATTCGCTCAGTCTGTCGGCGGCCCTACTGACCTGTGGTAAGAGTTCCTCGCCCACCGCAACGAGGACCGATTTGAACCGCTCGGACAGTTGCCGGAGTTTCATATTGAACGTACCGGCGCCCTTGCCAAACGCCTCGTTGGCGGCGCCGGCCCGGTTCGTCATCAAGGCGTAGTCTTTGGCAATCCCGCTGCCCTTGCGCATCCCAGCGGCCACGCCCTTCAAGCCCCGGATCATCGGGAACATCTTGGCCAATTGGTCGGCGCTAGCGTTGCGCAGTTTCTCCAGGACGCCCACCAGGCCGTCGGCCTGAAGGCCCGCCGTGCTCAACTCAAAGCCAAACTCTTTCGCGAGTTCAACGCCGTCCTTTGTGGGCTTCAGGAACGCCCGCAGCATCGAGTTGATGGCCGTCATCGTCTCGGGGGTCTTGATGCCAGCCCGGGTCATGGTCGCAATCGAGGCGCCCAATCCCTCAAGCGAGACGCCAGACATCTTGGCCGTGGCGGCGACCATGCCGACGCTCTGCGCCAGTTCCGGGAAGGTCGTCTTGCCGCGCTTGACTACGGCGAAGAGCCAATCGCTCACGTCGCCGGCCTTATCTGCCGACAGGCCGTAGGCGTTCAGGATGCTGGTGATCGCATCAACGGCCGTCGCCGTGTCGGTGAAGCCCCCCACGGCGGCCCTGGATGCCACCGCCAGTACGTCAAGCGCCTCGGCTGGGGCGATGCTCGCCGACAGGATGTCATACAGGCCCTTGCTCAGGGTGGCCGTGCTCTGGCCGAACGCAACGGCCATCTGCTGGATGCCCGCACTGAACGCCGGCATGTGGTGCATCGACATCTCGCCGAGCATCGTCGATACTTGCGCCATTTGCTCTTGGAAGTTGCCGGCCTGGCGCACGGCTAGAGTGAAGCCTCCTACCAGGCCAGCCACGCCAATCTTGAGCGTGCGCTTCAGCGTGCGTTGCATCATCCGACCGAAGCCGGCAAGCCCACGGCCTGCAAAGCGGGTGAACGATAAGCCCAACTGGCGCCCCGACGCGCGGGCCATTCGCTCGGCCTGGCGAAAGCCCGCCTTGAGCCCACCCATCTTCGTGCCGAGTTCTACGTAGGCCTCGCCGATTTTCATTTCGGATACACCAATCCCTGTGACCGGGGCAGCCCTTGCTGCGCCCGCAGAATCCGCCGCATTTCGCGCTGGTGTGCTTCAAGGAGAGGAAAGGAGTACTGCGCCACGTCCACTGGCGCTAGGCCGTAGAACCTTGCGACCTGGGCGATGGCTTCTTCCCACGCGCTTTCTTCCTGATAGGGCGGGTAGTGGGTTCCTCCCCGCTCAATAATCCGCTGATGGCCGTCACCGTCTGCGTCAAGCCAGCCTGCGCGCCTACCAGTTTCGCCGCCTTGTCGAGCGTCACGTCGGGGTGGTTCTTCACGAGCGATCGCCAGACCAGAAAGATCGGGCCGTCAGCCGTCGCCAGTTCAGCGTCCAGGTCCTCAACCGTGACTTCCCGCGCCGCCAACGAGGCGATAATCTTCACCCGCTCGTCAACCGGCAAGTCACCGGCCGCCGCCCGGAAATCCACCACCCGGCGGGACCGGATATGCGACCGCAGCGCCTGCAGATCGGCGTAGCCGATTGGGCTCACCGTCCAGTTGTGCGCGTCGATTTCTACGGTGACAGTCTCTTCGACAAACGGTTTCTGCGCCATGATGCCCTCCCTTATGAGGTCTCAACCCCCAACCACTGTGTCCCCTGAAAAGAAACCCGCTCATTGATGACCTCGTCCACTACCAGGTTGGGCGCTATGCCGGAGACAATCCCCCAGCCGTCCAGGTACTTCGCATTCGCCTCGTCGTGGTAGAACTCGCAGACGAACTTCCCGCCCATGTCGTGGGCGTACCCGCCGTGGACGATGAACCGCTCTGCCGTCGCCGTCCAGGTAGTCAGCCCCGGGATATACTGGCGCGGCCCGCCACTGGTGAACGTCGTCGCGTCCAGCGCATCGCCCGCGTAGTCCAGCGACCAGTTGAAGAACTCGCCGCACTCCAGCGTCATCGCATAGTGGCGATAGTCCACGGTGATCGTTGCCGCCGGCGCCGTCACGCAAACGATGGTGCCTTTCGGCGTTAGCGTGTAGTCGCCGGCCGCCAGCGGCGAGGCGTCTACCGTGATGGTGATGTTCTCGTTGTCCACGTTCTCGTTGGCGAGCGTGTAGGTCTTGTTTGTGCCGTTGATCGCGCCGGACGGCGTTTCCGTGGACACGCTGTCATAGGTCACCGTTGACCAGGTGGCGTTGGCGACCGTGGCGCTGTTGTTGTTGCCGCTGTCGTCGCGCACAGTCGAGCCGGTGCCGTTGATGCACGCCCACGAGCCGACGATGTACGTGGTGACGTCCGGCATGTCGCCGATAGCGAGATCGGCGGCGTTGCCCGCCGTCAAGTCAGTACTGTAGACCCGCACCTGCCCCACGCGCCGGAGGTTGCCCGTGGTCGTTGCGCCCACCACCAGGTTGGCCGCGTTGGCGAGCGTGGCCGTGGTGGTGTCGGTGACGGCAGTCGCGTCGCTGGCGCCGTCCAGGTACAAGTAGATTTTGTCCTCGGACACGTCCCGGACGCACAGGAAGTGATGCCACTTTCCATCGTTGACGCTCGTGTCGCCGGTGATGGCCGGCTCAAACGACCCATCTCCAATGGTGAAGACGGGCTTGTTGCTGGAAATCTCGAACTTGTACCCCGTGGCGCTGGCGTATTTCGCAACCACGAGCCCGTCGCCCGTGGCCGCGATTTGCGCCCAAACCCCTAGGCTGAAATTGCTGGCTGCCGCGAAGTCCAGTTCCCCGCCGGACGGGTCAGTGACCGTCAGCGTCTCGTTGCTGGCGTCGAACTGGAGACAGTTGCGCCGCGATGCGTAGAACGCGCCCTGGTAGCCCGCGAGAGTAGCCATCTGTTATGCCTCCCGCGACTATGCCGGGGTCAACGTACCGGTGCCCTGGAACGTGCAGACGGCCTCGGGGATGCCGTCAACCGAGGCGGTCAGCGCCACGCTTTCGAGGATCGCATTTCCGCTGAAGGTCTGGCCCGTCATCGCCGTCAACACCAGTGCCGCAGCCGCCGCGCCAGGCGCAACAGCAACCTGCGTCGCATCATAGTTGCAGGTATACGTCCCGCGCCAACTGGTCAAGCCGCCAAGAAAGGCGCGAGCCCCGGTGCTGGTGTAGTCGGTCGTGTCGTGGATCTCAGCGCTGTACTCTAGCGTCCACGCCTTCACGTTGGTAACGTAGCCGCTCGCAAACGTAACAGTCCCGGTGACCCCGGATGCCGTCGCCATTGGTGTCGCTCCATGCCGCCCTCCGGGTTGTGGTGTTAGGTTTCCTGCGCGTCGATCCTGAAGTCGGTTGTCACGCGCCAGTATTCGCCTTCGCGCAGCGGCCCCAGTCGCGATTCCGCAACGCAACCGACGTGCGTATAATCCGCGTCCGCGTAGGTGAGCACCTGGCGGTGGAAGCGCGCCTTGAGCTTCTTCGCCACGTCGTTGACGGTGTCGGGCTCGGGGTCTTCGTCCCAGATGTCGAACTGCACGCGGGTCTTGATGAGCGTGTCGGCGAACGTCATCGGGAATGTGTCATCGACGATCCGGAAGACGACATAGGGCGTTGTTTCTTTTTCGGGCGCCTCGTCATACCATAGCCGCCCGCCCACGGCGAGGTAGACCGTGCCCGCGCCCTGCGCCCCATCGAACCGGGCGATGACGGCTTTCTGTATCGCGGTGCTCACGTGCTTACGCTACCCCCGATTGGCCGGCCGAGAATCTTCGCGAGTTTGTCGGCCTCGCGGTCAAGCGCCGGCCGGAGAAACGGGCGCGCGCCCATGACCCCCGTCCCCAATTCGAGATAGGCCGCGTATTCCACGCCCTTGCTGCCATAGGAGCCAACCTTGCCCGTTTGCCCGTTAGCCGCCACCTCGCTGGCGATGCTCTGCCGCAACCTACCCGTCCGCTTGTGCGGCGGTTCCCCGGGCTGGCTTGGCGCGTTCTCTCTGTGCGTCTTCGTTGGCCCCGGCTCGCCAATCGACCTGACAATCTCCCGCCGCAAGTGGACACACGCCGCCATCATGTTCCGCTTCGTGCCCGCCTGGACTTCGCGCAGAACGCGGTCGCCAAACCACTTGACCTGGCCGGGCATCAGTTCGTTTCCTCCAGTTCCACGCGCTGCAACCGCCCCGCCTCGTCGGTGTCGAATACACCCTTGACGAGGAACGCGCGGCTGTCGTAGATGATCTTGTCCTCGGCGTTGACCGTGTAGTCTGGCGAGCAGTACATCCGATGCGTGATCTTCTCAGTTTCACGGCCCAACTGCGCCGCCTCGGTAGCCCGTAGCGGTTGAATCCGGCAGGGCATGGCCGCATAGCGCTCGGTCCACGATGTGGTCTGCCCGCCCTCAGTCCCCCGCGTCGCCGTCGGGTACTGAACTGACACGGTCGTCCGGAATAGGCTTCTCAATGACAACTCGGGGTTTCCCCTTTTCAACCCGCACGATCATCGGGCACTTCTCTGTCCGTACCGACATTTCCTTGACGTTCTCGCTCATTGCCTTCACGTTCTCGGAGATCGGCCCGAGATGGTTGTCCAGGAAGCCGAGGAAGTCCTTGCGCGCCTTGCTGAGGTGTCGCAGCACCCAGCCGATCACGACCACCAGCGCGCCTATCACGCCCCACGCTTCCGGTCCCACTACGATGCTCCGAGCGGAATCCATCGCCACTCGGACAGGCGATCCCGCATTGCGTCGGTGAACGTCGCATCTACCAGCGTCCGCGCGTAGTCGCCCAACCGCTCCTGTTTCAGCGCAACGTCGTGCTCTCGCGAATCGTAGGCGAGTTGGACGAGTTCGAGCGCAACCTGTTCCAGGTCGTCAGGGATGGTCGAATAGCCCGCCGTGAAATCGACGAAGATGTTGCGATGCCCGGCCGGCCAACCACCGATACGATAGAGTCCCCCGTCGTCGGCGTAGTAGGAGAAGTCGTTCTCTCGCTCGCCAGGCACCGTGAGAAAGATCACGTCGCCGCCGAAACACTCCCAGCCCATGAAGTCGCACTTGCCGCAATCGCTTGCGGCCCAGTCAGCCCAGGTGCTCATGGCCGACGCGCTCCAGCCCGTACCCAGCGCGTTGATGGCGGCGGCAAGCGCGGTGATGTCGGTATAGTCGGTGAGCGTCAAGGTGCTGGTCCCCGCGCTCGCCCCGCCGTAGACGATCAACGTCAAGGTCGTGGAACTGATAGAGGCGACAGCAGCCGTGGCGTCGCTGGCGTTGTTCGTAAGGCTCATCGCATCGTTGTAGCCGATGCTGACGCGCGTAATCGCGCTGATGGGCGCCTCGTCCAGTTCGAGCCATTGCGTGCCGCTGCCGTCATAGCGTTTGCTGTGTCGTGCTGGCAAAGGTCCGGTTGCAGAACCGTTGCGCCCTATCGGTCACGGCGTCGATGAGGCGCTCGACAATGGCGTCGTTGTTTGTGTCCGTCAGGCGCAACCAGTCCTTGGCGCGCTCCAGCGTCGTCAAGCCCATTCTCTACTCCGTGCCGCCTCGCACTGAAGAAGCCGTTGGTCGAACTCAAACGTCAGGGTATCTTTCTCACATTCCATGCCACTTGCTCGCGCTTGTCCTACGTGGCGCCAAAGGTAACCGTCCAGGTGATCTCAAGGCTATCGGCAGCGCCCTTGTTGATCGCGCTGAAAGACGACGAGACGAACATCGTCCCCGCCGACGCATCGTTGAAGATGCCCGCCTCGGTCAGCGCCCCGGTCCCATCGCCGGCCGCCCACGTGCAGACAAAGATGACATCGTTGTCGTCGCCGGCGGTACCCTGCGTAGTGCTATCGAGGGCGTTCCGGTCGATTTCGGTTTGCAGCGCGGTCGCGGTGGGCGTCCCCGTCCCGACGGCCATGTGGCTCATGGCGCTGTCGCCCTGGTCGCTCAACTGGTCTGCCACGTGCGCATCGCCGAGGGCGGTCACCGTGTTGGGGATGTGCCGCTCATCCCTCACCGTGCCATCCGGACCGCGTAGCACAAGATCAACCCGCCCAGCAATTCCCATTGCATCCTTCATGGTATCTCCTATTCCCTGATGTGGAACTCTGAGCGCTTGATCGCAGTCCGCGTCCCGTGCACGGCCGTATCTACACGTCTATATGTGCCCACCACCGCCGTCCCGCTGGTGTTATAGTCGTAATGGTAATCGCCCGTCCCATCTTTGGCGAACGCCACCGCGCTGACGACGGCGGTACCCTCGGGGTCGGTAATCGTAATCGTGATGCTCGTGTCAGGGTCCATGGCACTGCCGGCGGCGTCGGTGATATCGAGGTCGCAGACAACCGTTTCGCCGCGCTCAAATGCGGTTTCGCTCATGCCGCGCCCCCTCCGTGATAAGTTGCAGCGAGGCTCATGGCCGGGGCATACGTAGATGCCAACGCTATCGGCCTCGCGTATGTGGCCCTCAGCGTCATCGACGACGCAAACAGGGCAGCCAGAATAACCAACTGAACCCAGTCCGTCGCAAACAAATCGGCTACCGTGATGCTATCGCCGTGCGCGGTCGCAATGGCCTTAGCAAGCGCGTCGCCAACCTCCACCGAATCGGACAGGAACAAGCCGCGTAACGCCGCGATTGCGTCAGCAACGGCAATCGAATCAGAAAGCGCCTTCCCAGTGCTCGCGGCGCGAGCGTCCGCTAGGGTGACCGTGTCCGATAGTACACTTGCCACGGCCTTCGCAATAGTATCGGCGAGTGCTACGCTGTCCGACGGGCTGAGTCCTACCGCGCGAATGGCCGCGTCGGCCATCGCGACGCTGTCGGCCTCCACCATCCCGATAGCATTCGCCGGCGAATCGGCTATCGAAACCGAATCGGCAAGCGCCTTCTCTAGGTCCTCGCCCCCCGGTATCGCGATGATCCGGGGCGGCGCCGGATAGAAGACCCTCGGGTGCGCAGCGATCCCCGGCGAGTTGTAGGCCGTCAGATCGTAGCCGCCGACCCGGTCCTGATCCTCGTCGCGGATGAGCGGCCAGTAGGCGACAAGCCCTTCAAGGAATAACAAGGGCGAATAGCCCTTTGCGAGAGCAGCCACCACGTCATCTGGAAGTATAATGTTCCAGACCGCAGCCTCGGCCACGCGTCCATAAACCGGGGCGCTCGGGGTGTCATCCCCAGACTGGCCAATCGTCACCCTGTCGGTGCCAGCCGGCGTAACGTTCGTGGCATTCGTGCCCTTGCTTCCGCCGTCTATGTACATCGCGCGGCTCGTCGAGGTCGTAAAGGTGCCGCATAGATGATGCCAAGTGTTTGCGGATTCGCCAGCACTTGCCCGCGCTCGCCCTTGGGTCCCATCGTAAGCAAAAGCATCCGGGCCCTGGGAGCCAGTGTTGGCAAAGAGGCAGAACCAATTATCCGTCACATCCTTGTCGCCTACCCAGAGGACATACTGCCCCTTGGTAGTATCAGTGTTATAATGCCAGCATGCCAGCGAGAGCGGCGTCGTCGCGACCGGTGCCGCGTCTCGTTGAAGATACTCAGGAATCGATCCGTCGAACTCCCGCGCCATCCTACGTTTCCTTGATCTCGACAAACAGCAGTTCGGCGTCCCCGGCCGCGTCGTCGCTGGCCGCGTCGCGGGTCACCTTCAGCCGGAATCCCTCGCCCACCGCCACACTGTCCATGTCCTCGCCGTCGGTGAAGGCCACGCTCAACACGTCCACGAGGCCGCTGGTTCCGGGCACTGTCGTGTCGTCAATGGAATTCGCCGCCCCGAACCCGTCGCTGTCGATGTCCTGCTGCTGGTCCCCGATGCGCTCGAACGCGACATCCCAATCGACGGAGCCGGAGGTGGCGCTCGACATGGCGTAGTGGAGGTAGACCGTCACCCCACCGCCACCGTAGTGCCGGGGCATCACGGCGCTGAAGATCGCGCTCTCGTTGGTCGAGGCGTCGAAATCGAGGACCGGGTGGCCGTTGCGGGTATCAAGTGTCGCATAGTCGCTCGACGGCGGCTCGTTGTGAAGCGGCGTCAGGGCCACGAGGGTGTTGCCGG